GGATATAGCCCCCCCCCAGAGCGACCATTAACCCCTCCCGACGAGGAAGATGAGGAAGAAGAGGAAGAGGATTGGGATAACGATGAGGAGTTGTGGGACGATGAAGAATAAACCGCTGAGGGACGCGCCCAACGGGCTGAGTGAAGAAGATAGGATGAATAGGTTACTACAGCTTGGGTGGGAGGTGGATGCCTTGGTAGAGAAGCTCTTCTTAGGACAGGAAGAGGAAGAGGAGGATGAGGAGGAAGAATGAGTTACTATGACAAAGAAGTCGTGCGCGAGACGCAGTACCTCCGTTTAAAAACTTTTGATCGTAAATTTCTTATGCGGAAGATGGAGGAGTATAAGAACAGCGGTTACAGTGAATCTTACCCTCCTTTTCAGATGGCTGAGCACGCGGTGCTCGACTTAGAAGAGCAACGGCCCACCTCTTTGATTCGTTTGGACGTGCACCTCCACATAGCAGAGTTACGCGACGAAGAGTTACCTGACTCCTCTTTGGAGCTGCCGAGGTAAGATGAAGTACCCATCAAGTAAATAATCTTCTCTAACCTCCTGATTCCTCCTACCTTTGGCCTTCGGCTTCCATTTTTCGCGTCTGAAAATCAAGTAAAATTCTTACGGTGTAAAACATTTTACACTGCGCACTCAATAGCCTCAAAACTTCAATAAAATCAGTCGGTGTAAAAATTTTACATCTCGCACTAAGCCGCTTACTGCACAAAGGAGATGCCCCGATAAAGCTAAGGACGCCGCAGCGGACTCGAATGCCCCTTCTACGCTAAGGTAGATGAGCTGTTTTATCTATTCTACCCCCTCCCAAATTTCTGGGCGGAATTGTTTCGCCCAAATTCCCCATTTTCTTCCCAAAAAAACTTAAATAAAATCAGGTAGGTGGCCAGTGGAAAACACGTTCCACTGATTTTTGGGCGGAATTGTTTCCCCCAAAATTCCCCTTTATTTCCTCAAATTTCCCTCCGTTTGGGATCAAAACTTGACTACCCCCAACTCCTGCCTCAGAATTCCGCCCATGATTACGGACTTCGAGTGTGGCCAAGTGGGAACGGATTTTATGTGCGATTCGGTTTCCGACGTTAAGTTCCTGATGGGCCCAGTCGGGTGTGGAAAATCCTCGTTGGCTCTGGTTTCTATTTTGACCACCACTCTTTCTCAAACCCCCTGTCATGACGGAATACGCCGCGCAAAGTGGGTGGTCGTACGCGATACCTACGCTAATCTCCACGACACAACGGTTCCCACCTGGCAAGCCTGGTTCCCCCCAGACCATTTTGGTAGTCCCGTAGGACAAGGACGCATTTACCACACCATTAAACTTCCTGGCCTAGAACTTCAGATGATTTTCATGGCCATCGAGAAGCCTCAAGACGTAAAGAAACTCAAATCCCTCGAAGTTACCGGTGCTTATCTCAACGAGTGCCAGTTCATCAAAAGCCCTTCTCTCATCACCGACGTTTACGAACGCACCATGCGCTATCCAAGTCGTCGCATGGGAGGTGGCCTTGGTCGTGGGTTAGTGATTGCTGACTGTAACCCTCCAAAAACCAATCATTGGATTTACCACTTCTTTGAGCGTCAGCGCAGGAGCAACTGGAAAATGTTCAAATATCCTGCTTCTGTGGTGAAAGTCCCCTCCACTATCAACCTTACCCCCGATAAATTTGCCAAGGATTTATCCGGCCAGAAATGGATGGCTAACCCTGACGCGGACTACGTTAATTTCACCTCTCCCGAGGGCTATTGGTTAACAAAAGTGAACGGCGCACCGCCGGATTACATCAAAGTTAACTTATGCGGGGAGTACGGCGTGGTGCAGTGGGGCAATCCTGTGCATAGCGAGTTCAATGACTCGATCCACTACTGTCGCTCTCCTCTTTCAGCTAATCCTAATCTCCCTATTTGCTTAGGGTGGGATTTTGGAAACACCCCTGCCTGCGTTGTGGTGCAACGCCAAATAGATGGGCGCGTTTTAGTGCTTGAAGAATTCCCAACAGAACGGGACTACCTGCGTCCGTTTGTGAAGAACACTGTCCTTCCTGTTTTAAATAAAAAATACCCTTGGTGGAAACACAATCATAGAAGCCGGCATGATCCTTCTGGGATGGGTTCTACCGCTGACGGAAAGACAGCTGCCACAATTTTGCGCGAATTCGGAGTAAATTCTGTCGCTTCTCCCTCAAATAGTGCAGAATTGCGCCGAGACGCATTGAAATATTTCCTAACACAGATGGTTGAAGGCCAACCAGCCATTCTTTTTGCCGAGTCTTGCCACACTTTACGCGAAGGTCTCTTGGGGGAATTTCACTACGAGCTACTTCCTGGCACCCAGTGGGATCGCACCCCATCCCTCAAACCTATGCCCAAAAAGAATTTCCATAGCCATATTTGTGAGTCGTTGGAATATGCGCTTACGGAGTACTGGGGTGGGCGGAAGGAGGATAAAGCCGGCGACGATGAGTTCTCCAAGTTGCTGGCTCAGTCCCAACAGCGTACCGACACATTAAACACCCAAATCTGGGAGCTACCCGCATGACCACCACCCTCTATCGAAAGAAAACCCAACTAAAAGAAATAAAATATAAGGTGGAAGATGCCCATAATTATTTTAAGGACAACTACACACGCTTTTCATTTTTTATGGGCTTTGTTTTTCGGGACAGTCGGAATCAAGCCGCCGAGGCTCTTAGCCGAGAAACTACTACGCCTTACATGGATTTCAATATTACTGAAGCTCCGGTTGCGCAGTTGCTTGGGATGTTTGCCGATCAAGAGCCATCTCTGCAAGTGGGGGGCGGTACTAATCCCCACGTAACAGCTGAGCAGGTAAAGACGGTGGAAGGAATCTCGCGTGCCATCTTGGATCGAGCCGCACAAGAGCAACACTTTTGGCAGGCTTTTAAAGAAGGAGTAGGTGGTGGGTACAGTGTTCTGAAAGTTACTACAGAGTACGAGCACTCCCACTCGATGGATCAGGTGATAAAGGTGGAAAAAGTTTTTGATCCCACCCTCACCTATTTTGATAAAAAGGCGCGGCTTGTTCATAAAGGAGACGCTGACTATTGTGGAACTATCTATCCGATGGAGCTGTCCGACTTTCGCGTTAAATTTGGGAAGAAGCTGACCGAAGAAGAACTCAATATGCTGGTGTCGGACATTCGACCCGACAGCTCAGCGGGGAGTAGTTCGTTTGGGCCCTTCCAGTGGACGTACAGAAGCGGCGACTTGAATTACATCATGGTGGCTGACCACTATGAAAAGAAAAAAAGAAGGGAGGTTCTCTACAAAATTAAGGTAGGTACCGAAATTAAGGTGATGACCAAGACTCAGTTTGATAAAGAGTTTGGTGTGATGCTGATGCTTGAAGCTCCTATCATTTTGGAGGAACGCTACACCATCATTACAGATATTATTCGCTATCGAGTGACGGACAAACAGATTTTAAGTGTAGAGAAAACCGCCTATTCTCATCTTCCTCTGGTTTTTGTAGATGGGAGTTCCGTTTATCTCCATAACGAGCCAGATGGGGCGAGTGGCCAAATGACGCGGCCTTACGTTTATAATCTACGCTATCTCCAACAGATGAGAAATGCAGCGGGTAATGTCATGGGGGGGGACATGCAAAATTTGCAGATGTCTCAAATGATCGTGGCCAAAGCGGCTATTCCAAACGATAAGGTCTCCCAAGCCGCGTACGTTAACCCGCAGAAAGCTAATATCCTTCGCTACAATCATAAAGATGCGGACGGTAATCCTATCCCTCCGCCCATCCCTACTACCCGTCAGCAGACCCCTCCGCACGTTGTGCATTCTTTCCATAATGTGGATGAAGTGCAGCACACCTTAGGAAATTATCAAAATGCCTTATCCCAAGATGGGAAGGGCTTAAGTGGGAAGGCAATCTACGCTGGCTCTCGCCAATCCAATTCCGCAGCCCTCCCTTATTTTTTCAACTTTGTGGAAGGGGCACTCGGTCAGGTAGCTAAAATTTTTGTCGACTTGATTCCTAAATACTATACGACTGCGCGCACCGTTCCCGTTCGAGATGCCAACGGCAACCGGATGTACGCCAAGATTAATCAGGAGGGGGCACCTTCTCTGGACTACACCGCAAAAGGGTTGGAAGTCCGCATAAAACCTGGCCCGAGCAATTCCCTCCAACGCCAAGAAGCCTTGGAAACCTTAACCGGATTGAGCAAAGCCTACCCTTCGATCGGGCGTTACATCGGGGAAACCAAGGCTGGAATTGAGTTGTTGCTCAATAATCTTGAGATCAAGGGAATTGAGTCCTTGAAAGAAGGTTTAGAGCCTTTCTTGAAGCAGCTAGAAATGCAGAAAAGTGTAGAGATGCAGACGCAGCAAATGGAGCTGGCCGAGCGCGCTAAAATGGTGAAAGCCCAAGACCCCACCCTCCTTAAAATGCAGCAACTCCAGCAGGCGGCTCAAAAACAACAAGAGGAGCTGGCGTTGGCCTACCGCAAACTCTATGCCTCTCAAATTTCGGACACCGCAAAATCGGCAGTGGATAAACAGAATGCCGACACTAAGGAAGACGAGGCCATC